AGCAGTAACATGATTCCAATCAAAGGTTATGCTACTTTTGATCCACTAAAGCATTGTTGGATTGGTTCTGGATTTAAAGCAGAATGGCTTGATGACCTATTTCCTAAGAATAAAAAAATTAGTGACCCACTTAAACGTATTGCTGACGAAACAGAAGAAGATTATTTAAAATTAGTTGATATATTAGAATCTTGTGGCGTTAAAACTTATAGAAGTTTTTTAAATTTAGACAAATATGAATCATTACATGAAGTTGGGGCACCACCTACATCGCCAAGAGATCAGTTTGCTGTTATAGGCAAGAAGTTATATGTAGGCGACAAGGTTAATCCTGGATTTACAAATATTATCGATCAAATTGATACCAAAGATATACGTTTTATCAATCGGACTTTCTGTACAGCAAGTGTCTGTAGAGTGGGGAAAGATATATTTTGGGATGAACACCATCAACCAGACGCAGGCGCTTCTCAACAAGACTGGAACAAATTCTTTGATGATGAAAAACAAGTTTTCGATAAAATTACAAACGAAGGATTTAGAGTACACAAGTCACATAGAAGATATCATAGTGACGGTGCTTTTTGTGTAGTAAAGCCGGGGTGTATTGTTTCATTATATGATGTACAAGATTATAAAAAAGAATTCCCAGGCTGGGAAGTATTATATTTGCCAGACCAATCATGGGAAAGAGTACACCCATTTTTAAAAATGAAAGACAAGGTTGGTGGACGTTGGTGGTTAAAAGGAGAAGAAGATAATAACCAATTAATTGAATTTGTTAATACTTGGTTAAATGACTGGGTAGGTTATGTAGAAGAAACTGTATTTGATGTTAATATGTTATCTATAAATCAAGAACTTATTATATGTAACAATTATAATAAAGAAGTATTTGAACATTTTAAAAAACATAAAGTTGAACCAATTATATTTAATTTTAGACATAGATACTTTTGGGATGGTGGCATACATTGTATAACACAAGACCTATATAGAGAAGGAACAATGGAAGATTATTTTGGATAAAGATACAATAAACAAATATTTTGGTAACAGTTGGAACCCTAACTACGATCATTTTAAATATAGTGGTTGGGCATTGTTGGATAAAATTTACCCAGATGAAGAAGTGTTAGATATTGGCTGTGGGTATAATTTATTTAAAGATCATCTAGGTAGTAAACTTTATGGAATAGATCCTGCTAACGATAAAGCAGACGAAGTAGTAGGCATAATGGAATTCAAAACTGATAGGCAATGGGACGTTGCTCTTGCTTTAGGAAGTTTAAATTTTGGAACAATTGAAGATGTTGAACCACAAGTAGAAAAAGCAATTAGTTTGTTAAAACCTAAAGGTCGGATTTATTGGCGACAAAATCCAGGAATTGGTGATCATCCTTGGAAAGGTGCTGAAGAAATATATCCATTTTTCTTTCCTTGGACAATTAATTTAAATTACGAATTGGCTCAAAAATATGGGTGTGAAGTAGTTGAGTGTAAATGGGATTTGAGTGATCGGATTTATGCTGAATGGAAAAAAAGTTAAAAAAAGGTTGACAAACATCATACTTTCACGTTATAATATAGTTGTTAATTAGGTTTAACAAAAGAGCCAGTTTTATTATCAATTTTAAGTGAAAAGTGATAAATACAAACGTTAGAACATAATTGGAATTATGTTTTATCAAGGCAAAATAACAAAGGCACATAGGAGGCATATATTATGGCATCACTTGCAGAAATAAGAGCTAGGCTACAGGCTCAAGAAACACGCCGTTCAGGCGGTAGCACAGGTGGCGATCACGCCATCTACCCCCACTGGAACATTCGCGAAAACGAGTTTACAACACTTAGATTTCTCCCTGACGGAGATGATAAGAATACGTTTTTCTGGGCAGAACGTCAAATGATTAGATTACCCTTTCAGGGTATTAAAGGTGACGTTAACAGTAAACCATTAACAGTACAAGTACCGTGTATGGAAATGTGGGAACCAATTGGCTCATGTCCAATCTTAACTGAGGTTCGTCCTTGGTTTAAAGACAGCTCACTAGAAGATATGGGTCGTAAATATTGGAAGAAACGTTCATACGTTTTCCAAGGGTTTGTAAGAGAGAATCCTTTACAAGAAGAGGTAACTCCAGAAAACCCAATCAGACGCTTTATTATGGGACCACAACTCTTTAATATTATTAAAGCAAGTTTAATGGATCCTGAAATGGAAGAATTACCAACAGACTCAACTGCTGGTTTAGATTTCCGTGTAACCAAAACAACTAAAGGTGGATATGCTGATTATTCAACATCAAAATGGGCTCGTAAAGAATCTCCATTAAATGCTGAAGAACAAACAGCAATTGACACTCATGGTTTGTTTACACTGAACGACTTCTTACCTAAGAAACCGTCCGAAACTGAACTTAATATTATCAAACAAATGTTTGAAGAGTCAGTTGACGGCAAGCCTTACGATACCGAGAGATTTGGTGCTTATTATCGTCCGGCTGGTGTAAGTGCTCCGCAAGGCAGTACAAAAACAACATCTTCACCTACAGCAACATCGTCTCCCGCTCCGGTTGTTACAACACAACCAGTTGCTGAAACTACAACAGAAGAAGTTAGTACTCCAGAGCCAAAACCAGCAACAAAGGCTAAGGCTACTGTTGAAACCACTTCTGCTAAAAAGGCAGATGATATCCTAGCAATGATTAGGGAAAGACAGAAGTAAATCTTAGTAAGATTAGGATGTAACGGGCTTCGGTCCGTTACGTTCTTATTAAATTAATAGGAAGGTAGATATGGCAAAACCATTCGACGTAAGTAAATTTAGAAAAGATATAACAAAATCCATTGACGGATTAAGCATTGGATTTCACGACCCAACAGATTGGGTATCAACAGGTAATTACTGTTTAAATTATTTAATTAGTGGAGACTTTAATAAAGGCGTTCCTCTTGGAAAAGTAACAGTTTTTGCTGGAGAACCAGCATCAGGTAAATCATATTTTTGTTCAGCCAATATTGTAAAGGCCGCACAAGAACAAGGAATTTTTGTAGTATTAATAGATTCAGAAAATGCTTTAGATGAAGCATGGCTTCATGCTTTAGGTGTAAACACAGATGAAGATAAGTTATTAAAGTTATCAATGAGTATGGTTGATGACGTAGCAAAAACAATTTCAACATTTATGAAAGATTATAGAGAAATGGACCCCGAAGAACGGGTTAATACTAAAGTATTATTTGTAGTTGATAGTTTAGGTATGTTATTAACACCAACAGATGTAACCCAATTTGAAAAAGGTGATATGAAAGGCGATATGGGTAGAAAGCCTAAGGCCTTAACAGCACTTGTTCGTAATACAGTTAATATGATTGGTGCTTATAATGTTGGTATGGTATGTACTAATCACACTTATGCTTCACAAGATATGTTTGATCCAGATGATAAGATATCAGGCGGTCAAGGATTTATCTATGCTAGTTCGATTGTAATAGCAATGAAAAAGTTAAAACTTAAAATAGATGAAGAAGGCAATAAAACTACTACAGTTCAAGGCATTAGAGCGGCTTGTAAAGTTATGAAAACTCGTTATTCTAAACCGTTTGAAGCAGTTCAAGTTGAAATTCCATATTCTACTGGGATGAACCCGTATAGCGGATTACTTGATATGTTTGAGAAAAACGGTATTGTTGAAAAAGAAGGCAATAAGTTAAAATATGTTTCCGCGGCAGGCGAAGAAATTAAAGAGTTTCGTAAGCAATGGACAGGTGAAAGACTTCAAGTAGTAATGGACGATATAGTTTCTGGAGCAAAAAATACAAAAGATGATAATATAAGTAGTGCTGAAGAAGAAATTCCTGAGCATATTGATAACGAATAAGGAGCAAAGATGTCAATAGATACTGAAATTATTGTCGAAACGTGGCAAGTTTTAAAAGAGTACATTCCTGAGAAAGACAGGGAAAAAGCAGGAGCCCATTTTATTAATATGTTACAAGATAACGGTGTTGAAAGAGATGTATTAGATGAATTATGTGAAGCAGATGATATATTAGAAAGTGCCGTTATAGATGTTCTTGATGAAGAACCTTGGGACGATGACGACTACGAAAATGAGTTAGAGGATTAATGAATATTAAAAATCAAAACTGGTATTCTAAAGTAGTAAACAATTTGGGCCAACTCCCAGATTTTTTGGATTACTATAATGAAGTATTATTAGAAGCAAGACGTGAGTCTTCGATTCACGGCAATATAGAAAAAAACTTAAAAGAATTACCAGCACAAACAGAGATAAGGTTTAGCCAACTTCAAGAAATTGAGGCTGTGCTAAACTTTCTCAATATACAATTACGAAGAATCAGACAAACTCATTTTAAAAAATATTTAGAAAATTATGCTAGAGCACTATCTACGAGAGATGCTGAAAAATATGTTGATGGCGAAGATGAAGTTATCGACTTTGAAACTTTAATTAACGAAGTAGCACTATTAAGAAATAGATGGCTTGGTATAATGAAAGGATTGGAGGCAAAACAATGGCAATTAGGACATATAACTCGTTTAAGAACGGCAGGCATGGAAGATGTTAGCCTATAGAAAAGCAAAAAAATTATTTGCTGAATGGGAAAATAACGAATGGAGTACAAGAGGGCAAATGTATGTTACATTAAAAATTTTAATGGATGACATGAATAGATGCTGTAACGATTTTGATAAAGTTAATAGTAAAGCAAATTCATCTAGATTAGTTACAAAATATAAAAAAGCAAAAGAATATTATGATAATTACAAGTACAAATCAATGTTATTAGGAATGTCAAATGGACCTACTGTTAAACAATAGTCAAGCAAGAAGTTTACACGCTCGAAAATTTTTAGAGCAAATTTATCAGCACCCAGAATTAATGATGAGTATTGGTTCAGTGCTAGATATTGAATGTGGCGAAGGTGCTGATACTGAATGGTGGGCGACTCGTATGGATTATAATGAAAAAAACCCAAAACCATTAGAAATTGATGTAACATCAACTAGTAGAATTTCTGAAATGAATAAACAAGTTAGAGATTTAGAACGTGTTAATTATATTCAAACACATAAAGAGTTTTGGAAAATATTAGACAATAAAAAGTATGATGTAGTTTGGTGTCATAGTGTATTACATAAGTTTACTAATTTTTATGAAGTATTATTAAATATTAATTCTTTACAAGATGAAGATGGTATGCTTTGTGTTACAGTTCCTAAAATTCATAACATATTTTATAATGAGCCAGATTATAGGTTGTATCCAGATTGTCATACTGACATTAATATAGTGAATTTAATTTATGGTTTATCTTTAGCAGGATATGATTGCCGAGATGCTTACTTTATGCAAGAGAAAAATAGTAATCTTATCAATGCTGTAGTATATAAAAATTCAGATCTTACTTATAACTTAGATGAAGTTACGCCATATGATTTAATGGAAATGGATCGTTTACCAGCATCTATGGTACAGCAACTTAATAAATTTGGATATATTTCTAATAAGAATTTATTTCTTAGTTGGATGGACGGTACTCTTGTAGACTATTCAACAATCTAGACCAAGGCAATCCTTCAGCAATCTCATTAATAGACCATTCGGTATGTGCTAATTCTAGTAGCCATTGTTTTCTATTAGGTCTTAAATCATTTAAATTTTTAGGATGAACACTAACTGGGTATGTTAAACTCTCAGGACCAGTCCAGGCCGCTACTCCGTTTATAGTAGCCTCCATAGCAGGGTTACTACTTTCACTAACAACTAATTTAGCATTTTTTAATGCTTCATAAAAGTCAAAGTTGTCGTATGTTCCGTCAACATGATTAGCAGTTGTGTATTTTACACCGTACTTTTTCTTTAAATTAAGTTCATTCATATAATGAATACTTCTTTGATGCCTTGGATGGTCTCTTATTAGTATTGGAGCATCTGTATGATTTCGGATCTCAACAATTCTGTTTTCATAGTACTGATCTATATGTGGTAAGTTCCGCCATTGTTCGCTTTTTTGATGTTGCCCACATATAATAATATTCTCTCCAACCAAGTTCCATGGTTTTAATTTTATACCTAATTTTTTAGGTCTATATTCGTCTAAGTTTTCTTTGTTACAAAAATTAGCACGACCGTTGATACCATTAATACCAACTTTCCACGTAACATTACGATTTAATCCACCAACTTCTAGTACTACAACAGGTTTACCTTGTTTGTGGAATTCATTCCACACGGCTCTATTTCCTGTCATTTTTCCGTGCCATAATAATGACCAAATTACGGCAACATCTGCATCTAGTGTATTTTCTACAACCGTGTCAGTTTTTCTAACAGCATTCATCATAGCCTCAAAAATTGGCCTGCCTGCTATGCTTGAATTTTGAGTAAAGAAAGAAACCTTCATAAAACTATTTACAATAAATATTGTACAGTAACTCAACAAATGGATAGTAAAATCAATGGTATATGGTTATGATACAAGTCGTAAAACAACAGGAAAAGTTGTAAGACTATTTTGCGAAGGTAGTAACGGACAGGTTAGGAGATTAGATCAACTTGATTCGGATATTGAAAACTCATCAAGTGACGATTATTTTACTAGTTTTGGTATTTTAAGAGGTACAGCACAAGTATATCGCAAAGCACCCAATTATCTTCATATAGA